GATAATAATATGAGTTATCAAAAGGACATAATGGATTATTATAAAGATAATGATGATGATAATCCACATCCATTTAAAAATTCTATTAAGAAACATAATAGTAATGGGAAATTTGTATTAGATTTATCTTAGAATTATAATTAATAATTGAATTTATGTTATTTTTATTATAATAAAAAATATATATTTATATTAAATGTCAGCTTATGCTACAATAAATGAAGCATATGGAAAAGATTTTAATAAAAAAAAGAAAAAGGATAAAAAAGGGAGAAAACAATCAGCTTGTCATTATTACGCTCAAAGACTCTCAAAGACTCAAAGTCAAAAAGATACAGAACCTTTTAATTTAGGAGGATTAGATAGTGGAGATGTTTTTTCTAAATATGATAAGAATGCTCCAGATAAAGCATATGATTTATATTCTAATAGACAAGATTTTATTAAAGCAAATAAAGATAGTCTTAAAGATTGTGATATAAAAGAGGAACAAGATTATTTTGAAAAATTATATGACGAGCATGATTTTAAACCAATGATGAGTAGAGATGGTGATAATTTAATGAAAGTTAACCCAACAGAATATGAAGAAGTTAAATTTGATAATAGAATTAAAAGAGATATTAAAACTGCAGTAAATCTTGACCTAAATTATGAAACTGATGATGAAGATATTGAAAGTATTGGAACAAGTTTAGAAGCACAAGAAGGAACTGAAGTTGGAGCAAATTCCGGAGCAAATTCCGGAGCAAATTCTGGAGCAAATTCTGGAGAAAATTCAGGAGCAAATTCTGGAGCAAATTCTGGAGCAAATTCAGGAGCATTCCCAAAAGTAGGAACTAGTATTAAAGAGCCTAAATATGAACCTGATAAAAATTATATGGATCTTGGTTTATATTTAATTAGTGGTATTTTATTAATCTTTATTCTAGAACAATTTGTTCAAATTGGGTTAATGATGCGAGATTCTCGTAGCGTAGGTGGAAGTAGAGATGGTGGAGGTAATGTAAATTATATAAATGATTATAATACTCCTGTTATGTATCATCCTTCTATGTATCCACAAATGTATCACCCTTCTATGTACAATACTCAATCATATAAAAATGAATAAATTTTATTAAAAATTTTAATTATAAATTTTATAAATAAATTATTTATTAATATTAAATAAATAATGTATGATTTAAAATCATTAGATAATAATAAATTATTAGCTGGAATTTCTATAGTAATGCTTAATATTGGTAGTAGATATTTAGTATTAGATTTAAGTGAAAATACAAAACAATTATTACAATTAAGTATTATAAGAAGAATTACTTTATTCTGTATATTCTATTTAGGAACACGGAGTTTTAAAATGTCAGCATTATTAACTGCTGGATTTGTTATTATTAGTGCTGGATTATTTAATGAGGATTCTAAGTTTTGTGTTTTACCACAAACTGGAAAACCAAAAAATAAAGAAGAAAAAAAAGCTGTTTCTATGGAAGAATATAAAAGTGCATTAGAAACAGTAAATAATTATAATAATATGTAAAAAAAATATTTAATTACTATAAATAGTAATGATTCCTTTATTAAATTTTTCCGTAATTGTATTATTAATATTCGTGACTTCTTTATTATTTATTGAAATGTATAATATTAAGACATATTTAGATACTAATGAAAATCAATTATCAAATTTAGTTAGTGATATTAACTACAATAACTATATTATTAAACAACATATACCAGCTTTACAAAATCAAGAATAAATATTATATAAAACGATTTAAACAAAAAACGATAAATTTTTTATTAAATGGAATTTGTTATAGAAAAAATAGACAAATTAGATTTTAGCCAACCTCTTGCTTTTAAAACAATTAGAGATAGAACTAGAGAAAATGGAAAACGACATAATAAAAAATTAGTATTAGCAACATTAAATACATTTGAAAACTATCAAAAAGTTAAACCTCTAGAAGTAGGATGTGGTAAAAAATTTATAAATGTTTGGAAAAGAGTTTAAAATATATTCAATATATTTTTTATAAAAATAATTTTTTTAATTTTAATAATTTTTTATTAAAATGATACTTAATTGCTGTAAGCAAGACCACCCATACCCGACATAACACGAAGTACATTGTAATTTACGGCATAAATGTTAAGAGAATCAGCAATAGTAGTTAGTAATTTAGCATTGTCAATTCTGGAGAAATTGCAAGTACCAGATGGTTGGTGCTCTTCGGGTTTGAGGGCAAAGGAATAGCAATTAATTTTCTTGGTAAGTTGTGAGCATCTGGATAGAGGGTCTTGGAGATGAGCAACAATTGATATTGATACCATATCATCATTATTAGTACCTACTACAAATGTATTAGCAATTGCTTCATTACCATCTTCTAATTCTACACCTATATTCCAACCATCAGTTTGAGAAGCAACACTTGTAACTTGAACTACAACATTTCTACGTCTATAACCTGCTGCAATTTCACTATGATCTCTAATTTCAACATCTAGTAAATCTCCTACTTTGGGATAATTTGAGGCAGCTGCATTTGCAATAAAATTAGTTCCAATTAATAGACTAAATGTTGTTTTTGTTCCACTAGTTTCACCTATAGTGTTATGAAGTGTGTTTTCAGTAGTTCCAGTTGCTGTTCCTGTGTCTCTATAAGCAATTACTTTAGGTTGAACCATTACTGGTCTATCAGACATTGGAACATTGGTGCCAGGAACAGCAGTGTGGTGGTCCATTGGTTGGCGAAGTTGGAAGTATTCTTCTTCTTGAGCAGCAAAGCGGTCATGACCATTAAGTTGAAGTTTGGCAGTTTCATATACATTAGTAGCAGCAGAGGTCCATACAAGTTCTTTAACTGGATGATTGAAATTTAGTGTGTGGCTAGTTGCAGAAGATGTTGTTTCTCTTTGAAGTTGTTCAATAAGATATTCATGAGAAACTTGAGAAAAACGACGACGTTCATCAGTATCAAGATAAATATAATCGGCCCAAAGTTTAACTGATGCGGCATCACCAATATCAGAAGAAGTTCCTAGAGTAAGTTTAAGTTTAACTTCATGATATTGAAGAGCAATAAGTGGAAGAGCAAGACCAGGATTACGACAGAACCAGAATTGAAGAGGAATTTGTACCATATTAACACCAGCACCACTACCACCAGTTTTATTAAGACCATGTGAAAGAGCCCCAGTCATATTTTTGTAGGCAAGTGCTTTAGAATCAGGTGTGGAAAGTTCAGCCCAAACTTGCATCCATTCTTTGTAGTGTCTGTCAATTCTTTGACCACCAATTTCAACATCAACTTGGTTTACTATTTCATCACCATTAGTAATATTACTACTAGATGAAGTAACATACATTTTTCCTACAAGGTCACCATTACGAGAGACCGTCGCAGTGCAAGAAACTGTAGATGTAGAAGAAGTAGAATTGCCAGAAAGGGTTTGTTCTACAGTTTCCATTGCGAAGTTGGTGTGACGACGATAAACGACTTTGAAAAAGGTAATCTGGGGATTACCAGTAAGATAGATATCCTGTGCTCCATAAGCTACAAGTTGCATTAATCCTCCTCCCATTTTATATATTATAATAAGAGAATAATTAATATTAAACCTATTTATTATAAATTTAAAAATTATTTTTTTTTTAAATTTTATATTTTTTATAGTAATTGTAAAATTACTATAATTTAGTTGCTGTAAGCAAGACCACCCATACCCGACATAACACGAAGGACATTGTAGTTGACAGCGTAGATATTTAGGCTAGCAGAGGTGACAGTTTTAAGTTGTGCATTATCAATTCTAGAGAAATTACAGGTACCAGATGGTTGATGTTCTTCTGGTTTGAGAGCAAAAGAGTATACTGCAATTGTATCAGTATGACCACCAGCAGCGGTTCCAGAACCAGATACATCTAAACCACCTGCTCCAGTGTGGTGTTGCCATACTTGTGTTTGTGTAAAATATCTTTCGGGTCGCTCATGCATACGATCGTGACCATTAAGAACTAATTTTGTGGCACCACCGTTGGGTGCTGACAAAGTACCATTTGTTCCTTCTGCTGAGTCTCCAGTCCATACAAGTTCTTTTACTGGATGATTAAATGTAAGATCATGAGATTTAGTACCACTAGTATTAACACTCTGAACTTGTTCAATTAGATATTCATGAGATACTTGGGCAAAACGACGGCGTTCATCAGTATCAAGGTAAATATAGTCAGACCATACTTCGCAAGCAAAACCAGTCCCTGTTCCAGCTTCACTTGAAAATGAAATTTTAAGTTTAACCTCATGATATTGAAGAGCAATTAGTGGAAGAGCAAGACCTGGATTACGACAGAACCAAAATT